CACAAGGGAACAAATTGAAAAGGCCGTAAAGGACAAAGGGTATGCTTGGTTTGAAGGAACTAAAGACTATGACCTAAACATTGTTGGGGTGAGAAACTCAGCGACAGGAAACAAAGTCACAAATTTATTTGATGACAAAATCACAGTTTCTTATAAACTAAATGGTGAGTGGCAATTCCATGTGTGGAATGCAACCACAGACCCTGGTAAAAAGGGTGTAATGGAATACCACAACGCTGCGGGTGTTGCAAGATTAGTTGAAGGTCAATATAGAGGTTCACATTCTATTGGTCTTCATCAAGGTAAGTACAAAGCTTTAAGACAAGCTAAACCCGTCAAAGTTTATCGTGACCCAAACCGTGACCTTACTTATGATGAAACAAAAATTGCTGAGGGTATTTTTGGTATTAACATCCACCGTTCATCGGCAACAGGAACTTCAACATATGTTGAAAACTGGTCTGAGGGTTGTCAGGTTTTCTCAACAATAACTGACTTTGATAAATTTATGGCGTTGTGTGAAAAAGCATCTGCAATTCATGGAAATTCTTTCACATATACATTAATTGAATCAAGTGATTTGGTATAATGTCAAAGTTAAAAAATTTATTTACTGGTGGTGACGGTTACGTTAAAGTGGACGACAAAAACAGATTCTACTACATGTTGCAACAAATGCAATCTAACCGTTGGAAGATTACTTTGGTCGTTTTATTTCTTTTCTTTTTTATCATTTTAGGTATCAATTCAGCGGTTTTCTTTGGAATTGAAATTCAAGAAAATTGGAAAGAAATGTTATTAATTCTTTTCGGTGCGTTCGTTGGTAATCTTAATAAAGTGGTTGATTATTGGTTCAACTCTGAAGATAGAGATAAAATGTTGATTCAAAAAGTTGATGAGGAAGACGGTGAAAGTTTATCAAACACTCAGGACTAATGTGTAAATGTATTTAATTATTTAAAGGGGAGATAACTCCCCTTTTTTTATTTTAAAAAAAATAGGGGATTTCACCCCCATTTTGTTAGAACTTCAACATCACACCCGCAGTCCCGTTCCACTGTACGATTCCACGTTTTGGAATCCAGAACTCAAACTCACCGATTTCGTCAATCTTGTTATTGATTCTCTCACGGTATTGTGGGAGGTCAGCTTTGGTTTCGGGGTGTTTAACACCGATGTGTGCTGAACATACGGGTCCGATACCGGTCAGACGAGACATCTCATCGGTGAGGGTTCGTCCGCAACAGCGGCAGATGCCTCCGTTTTCTTTGGTGAGTTTGGCTTTCAGTTTGAATGCTTTGTCACTCATTACCATCACTTCGGTCACGTCAACCAAGATTGGGAAGAACTCCAAACCTTTAGCGTCTTTGATTTTCTCGGCGATTGAACGACCCAACTTGATGGTGTTACCTACCAACTTGAGGTTAAGGGTGGTTTGAGAGTTTTTTGCTTTCTCACGATTTACTGCCTCGTATCCTTTTTGGATTTGTTTGTCGGTGAGGTTACGGTAGGTCAAGTATTTAGTCTTGAGGTCCACAATGAATGCGGTCTGACCGTTGTATTCAAGGATTGAACGAAGCTCCGTCGGGAGAGACTCCATATTAACTTCTTTGGTGCGGTCTTCGTTGATAACGAGTTTTTCAACAACTGCGTATTGTTTATCTGTGAGACGACCCCACTTGTGAAGCGACTCGCTCATTTTGCGGATGAAGTCGTTTGAACCGTTGTAGGCTTTTACTTTGTCGAGGATGATGGTTTTGTTTGTTGTCATGGTGTGTGGTGGTTTAACAATACAAATATACGACACAGATTTGTATTTTATCACATTTATGAAATTTTTATTAGAAAATATTTGACTATGTAAATTATTAGAAAACAAACCCAAACTATCACAAATAAAAAAAGGGGTCAATGACCCCTTTTTAATTTTAGACAGAATTAAAGATTAATTCAACTCTGCGTTGATTTCTTCAGAAGAGACTGTTGTGTCTACAGACTCAACAACTGTAGTGTCAACAGCTAAACTGTCAACAGATACCGTATCGGTAGATACAGATTCAGAAGTGTTACTGCAAGATGCCAACATGGCTACTGCGAAGATTGCGAAAATTACGTTTTTCATAGTGTAAAGAATTTTGTTTATTAGTTAAATAAATATAGTATAAAGTGTCAAATAGACAAGGGGGGTAATAAAAAAATACGAATACATTAATATTCAAAATTTCATCTCCATTGATTTTTTCCACCTCCACACTATATTTATACGTATGAAACATCAAGGTAGAAAAATAGGAAGTTGCACCTGCGATAATTGTGGTATTATATTTGAAAAACCGTTGAGCGAGATAACTCGTAATTTAAAAATTAATAGAAAAAATTTTTGTTCTAGAACTTGTGTTGGGAAGAATAACTTCAAAAATTTTGGCGAGAAAAAAAGTGACTATAATATATCACAACACTCAGGAAACCGAAAAGATGAATTTACAAAATTCAAATACCACTATAGAAATATTAATAAAAGAAATAAAGAAGTTAATGTTTCAATTGAAGATTTAAAACAAGTATGGGAATCCCAAAATGGGATTTGCCCTTATTTGGGGATAAAACTACAAATTAATAGTTATGGTAAAATAAAAAAAGACCCTATAACTTCTGCGTCATTAGATAGAATTGATTCATCAAAAGGCTATATTAACGGAAACATTCAATGGATTTCTCGGGCAATCAATCACCTAAAAGGTGATATGCCAGAAAATGAATTACTTAAAATTTTTGATTTAATTTTTGAAAAAAGAAAAGGGTCCAATTAAGGACCCTTTTCAATGGTGGAGGTGGCGGGAGTCGCTCGAATCAAAGTATTTCTACGATGTGTGGACTATATCATCATCTCAATGAGATGTCGGACGCTATTGTGGTATTACGGTAGAAGCGTCTACCACCCACTAGTCTCTGCACCTTCCTGTTCCTACCAGGCTTGGCTCAGGATTGACATATCCCGAAGGACTTAGTTTTCCCTGAATTCATCCGATTTTTAATTCAACATCACTGTTGAATGGGTCCGATTTGAACCCGCGTCTTGCTCAGTCTACCCATAAGGGACTACATGCTTAGGTCAGGGTTTTTCACACCCTCCGAACTATTTGGTTTCTATTTTGCCATTGTAACCAACAACTGTGGGAAGTTCACTTAAATCGGTAGAACCTCAAACGGTACCTCCATTTCTTTTTTGGTAGAAACCACACCATAAAGACTTCTGTTTCTAGGTTATATGTCCGTCGACCCAATTGTCACTATAGCTTAGGCTACAGTAACTTCTTCAGTTGTAAGAAGACCTACAGCCTGAAGCTTTGCGAAAGTGTTGCCACTTAAAAATTATCCCCGTGTATTAAAGTGATAGAGAACGTCTCACTGCATGCCCCCGATGACTAATCCTGCCAATCGATACCAAGGCACCCCCATTATTTTCAAAGAACTAATGAAATCACTTTCGCCCCCTGTATATCCCTTTCGGGAAGATGCTTAAGGTCAGCCTTAACTATTAAGGGAGCCACCTGTGATTTCAATACTACAAATATAAATATCTTTTTTCTATTATACAACTATTTATTATGAAAAATAGAACTTATGAAAAGAGTTATTAAATTAACAGAGTCTCAATTAGAACAAATTGTGAGACGAGTTATTGAAGAAAAATATACTGGAGTAGCCTTTGGAGGTGAACAAAATGGGTTAAAAATTAAAAAAGAAGAAACTAAAGAACAACAAGCCTCATCAGAATCTCAAGGTTTATGGAAGGATGCTGAAGGTAATACTTACAAATTAGGTTGTATCAACTCAAATGATGCTTGGGGTAAATTTGTTAATTTTGCCGGTGGTTCATATGCAAATGCCACTAAGATGTTAAGAGATTCAGGATTAAGAGTTGATGGTCTTCAGTACAATCCTTTGGATGTTAATATTAGATGGGAGTCAATGACTAACGATAACGACCCAAGAATGAAATCTGCTGATTTTGTTGTAGGAGCTTTTAACGATGGTTTAGAAGAATTTGCCAAATGGAACCCAAACCCACAAGTTATTAAAAACTTGAAGATTAAAAATTCTAGAGGACAGGATTATACTGCACAAATTTTAAAAACAATGCCCAATTATTTTGATGTGTTAGCTAAGGTTGCTAATACACAAAAAAGAGCTTTGGGTTGTGCGTAACTTAAAAAGACATTAAAATAAAAAATGGGGGTCAACGACCCCCATTTTTGTTATAGACCAATTACATTGGTTGGGTATCCAAAACCCCCTCGTACCATACCATCTTTTTCAGGTTCCAAGAAGAAGACCATATCACGACCGGTTTCACTATCAGTCATCATAAAGATTCGGTATTCTTCACCAGCACTTAAGTAGATAATTTGGTCTTTTTCAATTCCAACAATTGGACAGTTATTGGTCCCAAAATTTACATACCCACCAGATTTATTGATAATCCAATTGGTACCACGAGTGGTGTACACTCGAGTTCCTTTATATTCGATAAGTTTTTCTTTAAGAGCCAACTCAGTACCAATTTCTGATTTGAATTGGAAAAGTTGTACGGTATCAATTTTCATGGTTACAACTTGAGCTTGAGCTACGAAAGTGGTGATAATCAGAGCGAAAGTAAGGAGAATGTTTTTCATGGTCTTGTCTTTAGTGGTTAACAATACAAATATACAACCATTTTTTGTTCTGGACAAGTATTTATATGAATATGTCAAAGTTAAAACTCAAGAAACTTATTTTGTCTGAACAGAGTACAAACGATTTTTTAACACTTATGAAAGTTAAGTTGAAGAAAATCGACCCTTCTGATGCAACATTTCTTGATGGTAGTAAGGTAGACGATATTGACAATACTAACGTATATTTAAAATACGATTCATATACTAATTTTTTAGAAGACATTTTTGACGATAGTGAAGGTAATGTTTCGAGTTGGATGTGGGCGTGGCACCAACCATATAGGTATGATTGGTATGATTGTTACAACGCTAAAGAAGATTGGGATAACGGTTATATATTTCCATATGCGTTTACTGAAGAACAGGTATTGAAAATTAAAGAAATCATAAGTTATGTTAGTCCTGAACTGATAGAATGTTTTAAAGAACGTAAAAGTGATATGTCATCTGATTGTGTCCAAAAGATAACCGAAGAGTTAGAAAAACTTGAAGACTTTAGGGACTTAACTGAGGAACTTTATTGTCAGGCAGAGGACTATGCGATAAGTAGCTCTATGGAAAAATATACCGATGAACTTTTTGACAAAATTAAAAAAGAATTGCCATATACAACTAGTTACTACGGTACTGAAGAAATATCAATTCCGATTGATAACATTATTGCAATGTACTCAAAAAGAGGTGAAACTAACTTGAGTATCATTGACATAATTAAAAAACATTATGAAAGAGATAATGTTATTGATGACTTTAATACTAGTCCTATGGAAACGGCTTGGCAAATAGGAAAAGATGAGGAAGCCTTCAGAGGTGAATGGGATAGTAGAATGGATACTATTTTGGAGAATTTACTTGAAAAAATCCAAGAGGGTGAATACAATATCGATTCCATATCCAAATCATATGAGTTTATCAACAAAAAAGGTGGTATTGGTAAAAATATTAATATCCCTAATACAGACTACTCAATATCATTTAGAAAGATACTTCCTGATGGGGATATTAATTATTATATCTCGGGTAATTCGAAAGGCGGTCAATGGCAAAGTAAGTACGTTACTAGTAGTCTTGAAAACATTGAAAACCTTTTCTCAAACTATCAAATGTTTGATATTTTCGATTAATAATCCCAATACCGTCTTGTCATAACCTCCCGAAGTTGATTATATAAGTCTTCGATTTCAGTTTCAGTCAAGACAACAGAGCTATCATTTTCTTTATCGATAATGCTCAACAGTCCATCTTGATAGATTGCCCTGTTGAAATCCATATCCAACTCAAAATCATCAGTATCAAAAGGAGGGTTACTCATATCCTCGTCATCATCTTCATCACCGGTATCCCCCAAATTAAAAAGTCCGTATTGTAAGTAGGATGGTTTTTCGTAACCATATTCAAACTTATCGTAACCGAGTTTTTCAACGATGTTCAAACCTGCATCAATTGCCCTTTCAACATCCTCAACAACAATAAACTCATTCGGTGTGTGCATGTTGTAGTAACCACAAGAGATGTTGATACAAGAGAAGTCACCTTTCTTTTTGATTTGTGATACGTCGGTGTAAGGGTGAGACTGACGGAGCATCTTGGTACCCATGGCGGATTCAATCACAGGAAGAACTTGATTAATAAACTCACCATTTTGTTCAAACAAACGAACTCCCGAGCATAACTCGGTAATTAGAGCATCACCAGGTGCGTCAAACTGAACTGCATAACCTACATCTTTCAAAAAGTTTACATCACATTTTGATGAACCAACACAACCTGTTTCTTCAGATACAAAAAGTCCAACCTTACAGTATTCAAGCTTTTCAAGAAGTTCCAAACAGATGAAAATTCCACACTTATCGTCACCACCAATACCTGTAGGGTCACCATCAGGAGTAATTGCCTTAAGCGATTTATGTTGGACGGTAGGGTCGAAAGTCATACCAAAAGTATTTGGTTTTGGTAACAAAGTTTTTACTACGATAATTTCTTCCACCATTTCGTGTACCGTGTCTGTGTGAGCGATAAACATCGGGTAGTATCCTGTGGCTAAGATTCCTTTTGTTGCGTAGATGTTTCCGTGCTCGTCATTGTATACGGAAACACCATCCATTTTGGAAATAACACCCATAAGGTAGTTGACCATACGGTCTTCACGGTAAGTTTTGCTTGGAACTGAAAGTAGTTCCATAAATCGTTTGAGGGTGTTATTTTCCATAGTGACTACAAAGATAATAAAAAAATGTTAACAAACAAAAAAAGGGGGATTAATTTCCCCCCTCGATTACTTCCTCTTCTTTTGATGTAAGAGTTACCACTTCGTCGGTAACGGTGAGTTGGTAATGTTCACCAATCTTAATGTTACTTCGAAGTACTTCTTCAGAGATGAAGTCTTCCACTTTTTCTTGTATTGCTCGTTTGATAGGACGGGCACCGTACTTTTCGTCAAATCCAACTTTAGCTAAGAACAAGTGAAGAGATTCGTCAAAGTCAACGTGGTAACCAAGACGATTCAAACGATTCGTGAGTTTTGAAAGTTCAATATTCACGATTTGTTTAACTTCAACCTCTCCGAGAGAACTAAACATAACCACTTCATCAAGACGATTCAAGAACTCAGGAGTGAAATAACTTTTGAGTTCTTTTTGTAGAAGTTGTACTTTCAAGTCTTCGTTTGAGGACATACGTGATGATGTCTCAAATCCAACACCAGTACCGAAGTCTTGAAGTTTTTTAACACCAATGTTAGATGTCATGATGATGATACAGTTCTTGAAGTTAATCTTACGACCCATACCATCCGTCAGGTGACCGTCATCCAAC